CATTGATTTTGAGCGTTTCCGGCTGAATTGAGGCATATTTTGGCGAAACTGTTGCCGCCACTTCTATAGCTTGCTCTGGTTCTTCTTCAATGAACTCTATGACTTCTTCAATGTCCGGGGTTTTGGTTTCCCACTGTTTTGCCCATTTTTTACGCCAAAACTCGTAATAATGGCCGCCTACTATTTCAGGCTGTGCCCCAGTATAGGTTAAGGTAGCGTTGTTGCCGCTGTAAGTATATACGCCGCCTTCGGCAATGATTGTGTAAGCGCCGGAGAAGGGAACATAGGTTAAATTAGCGTTATTGCCGCTGTAACTGTATGTGCCGCCATCAGCAGTAAGCAGTCGGTTATAAAGCAGGTTCGCATTATTGCCTGAGTAGGAATACACCCCACCGTCAGCCGTCAAAGTATAAGACCCGGTTGGCGTGTAAATTAAATTGGCATTGTTGCCACTGTAGTTATAAATTCCACCGTCAGCAAGTAAAACGCGGTTAAAACGTAAATCCGCATTGTTGCCAGAATAGCTGTATGTGCCACCATCGGCAGTGAGCAAACGGTTATAAAGCAGGTCGGCATTATTTCCAGTGTAGTTGTACGTACCGCCTTCTGCTATTAAAACGCGGTTATACAGTAGATTGGCGTTATTGCCACTATATGTATAAGTGCCACCCTCGGCAGTGAGTGTATAAGAACCGCCTGTTATTAGAGAAAGCGGAGGTACTCTAACTCGCAACGGCATTTCAGTCTCCGATTAGCGGCGGGCGGTTCGCAAAAGGATGCGTGCCAATCAAGCGGCTTTCTGTGCCGTCATCCCAGGCGATAACGCCCTCCATGAGCGCGGTCTCATAATCGCTCAAAATCTGGTTGCACGCGACCACGTGTCTGAAGCCGCCGATCCATGCCTGAACCGCAGTGTCGCCACCACCGACGCGTGTGGCTTGCGACCTGCCGAGCGCAGCGCGGGTTTGGATCACGGAAGCCGGCAACGGCAGAACAGTTTGGCTGGCCTCAAAACCGTTCTTAGTCGGGAACGGGTCGCCCGTGTTGTAGAAAGTGCGGCCTGTGATCAGCCCGCTCCACCCCGCCGTGGCGTTTGGGCCTTGCAGGCGAAATGCGCCAAAACTCCCCGCGCCACTGATTGCGTAGCTGTTTTGGTCAAAGCTATTGTCAACACCATCTTTATAATAGCATGACACGAAATACTGAAAAACCGTGCGGGTAGCGGTATCTCCAAGGAACGAAAGCGTTGCTGGGTTCGCCGTCATGCCGTAGGCCGGCCTGCCGCCAAACATTGTGTCTGACGGAAAATAGGTCAACCGTGCGCCTGCCGTGCCCTGCGCCCCATTTCGGCCCTGCCCAGTCAAGTCCGTGGCGCCTTCAACTAAACCACTAGTATCGAGCGTCAAAAAATCCGCAGACCACCACCAAAACAATTTTGCGCGCAGCCTTTGCGCGAGCACGCGTGGCGTCAGCAACCGTCCTTGCAACCGCGCCTCATCGACGAGAGAGACACCACGCGGCATTTACGTCACGTCCTCATTCCACGGGCGCACATAGAGCTCGTTACCAGACGCAGCGAACGCCACGCCAGCGTTGTTCACCACGCTAATTCTCATGGAATACGGGTACAGCCGCACCATGTTAATAACAGCCACCTTTGCCGATGCGCCGCTTGTAAGTGGCACAACGTACAAATCACCACCAATGCGATCAGCCGTATCAGTGCCGTCATTCAAAGTGACGCGCAGCGTAATCGAGCCGCCCGTCGCGGGCGTAATACTGCCAAGCTTAATAGTGACTGTACCGTACAGGTCGCGGTTGGTTGAGTTGTCATAAGTAACAACAGACGATTCGCCAGCGTTCGCCAGAGAATTGAGCGTAGTGCCTGCAAAGTTACTCGACCGCGTGCTTGGGGCAGCCCATTTCGCGATTGCCATGTTATACTGCTCCTCTTGCCAGCCCTACCGTGCGGGGGGTCACTTCCACACCATTCGCCTCAGCCCATGATTGATTAACATCATTCGCCAGCGCTTTTAACGCTATTGCTTGCGCTTGCGTCATGTGTCCAAGCGCGGCAAGCGTGTCAATCATTGTGCGCACTGAGTTGCTTGACACCTCTAAATCACCACGGTCAATAACAGGCAAAATTTCCGCAATGTCTTTAACATTGTCAGATAATTGTGCAGGAATTGTCTCTGGGTTTTCTGCCCATCCGCGCAATTTTGAAATAAAAACACCACCACCAACAGCGCCAAGCCCCATCGTTTCAATAATTGTTCCAGCGCCAATGCGCCTAAAAGTCAGCTTCATTGGCAGAGTAGGGTCGGGCGCATTCAATACCTCAGCAATTTCCCAGTCCGGCATTGATGCTGGAAATTCTGCTACTTTTTGAGCCAAAGTTGTCATATTGATACCTACGAAACAGTAATTGCAGCGCCAGTAAAGTCAACAGTAAACGTTTCACCGTTCGCCATCGTAATGCTTGAGCCATAATCCCACCAACCAGCCAACGGGTCGGCGGGTGAAGTTGGCGTGTCATCAAACAACACCACATAACGAAAAGGCCCAACAGAACCAGAAGCCGTCAACACCAAATCCTGTAGCACCAGTGTGTAAGTGCCGCCTGTCTGCGAGGAACTTGTCGTTGTAACATTTCGGCTAGACAGGTTTGTGTAGCTTATTTGCGTAATGTCAGCAAGTACGCTGTTTGCCGCTACGGGCGCGGTGTTTGTCAAAGCAATAGTGAACTGGTCAGTGCCTAGATTAGCCACTTCTACCATGTTTTCAGCCCATGCGTTAAATTTATTAAATGTTGCCATTTATATCCCTTTCAAATACTTTCAATCTTCCTCTATTTCAATCACGCCAATTGCTCTACCATCTTCGCCGCGTTGCAACAATTTGCGTCTCGGTTTATTCATCTTTTCGACGGCTTCGGCAAGCATTTCGACGGCTTGCAATACTGCATTTTGTTGCATGTCAGCCATTTGTTTAACCTGCTCACCTACTTCATTTAGTTTTTCCTCACCAGCAATTTCGACTGATACGGCTTGCTTTTCAGAAAGACTGCGCTGCATTTCGGCTATTTGTAGCTTGGTTTCTGCCTCAATCTGGGCTTTCATTTGCAAGCGTTGCGTCTCGGCTTCTTGTCTGACTTGCTCTCTAGCCGATTCGTATTCTTGCCGCATCTGTTCCAGTTCTTTAGCCTGTTGAGCCTTAAATTGCTCAATCTGCCCCTGAGTTTGTATTTTTGCCTGTTCTAACTGCATTTTGCCCTGTTCGACCTGCATCATGGCCTCGGCTTTCATCTGCTCCGGGTCAGGCTGCGGTTGTTCAGGCGGTTTTGGTGCGTTCAGTTTAGCCATCGCCTCATCAAAAGCAGATTCCATCATTCTGCCGCCTTTGAATGCGCGAACACCAAACATCAGCATTTCACCCATCAAAGGAGCGAGTTCTGGCACTTGTTGGGTTACGGGTAATGCTCTGTCCATGAACTGACCGACCGCGCCTAGAAACTCAATCCGGCTTTGTTTTTCGGTGGCTTCGTCCATTTCTACCAGTGAATCAGAGGCAACCTCAATCCTGAAACCTCTAGCTGGCTCAGACTTGAGCAGCATAATGGCCTGCTCAGCATATTGAGCATCCATTGTCCCCATGATTCCAGACATCTCGACAAGGGTCTGGGGCGCGTAAAAATCGCACATTATCTGGGCTTTTATTCTCAGCACTTCCGAAGCAAACTGAGCCACTTCTGTTTGTCTTGGTTTTATTCTCAATGAAGCATATTGGCTTTTTATCTGTTGCGCGGCTGCGGTTTCCGAAGCTATCGTTGAACCGCGAATAATGTCAGATATTCCGGTAATCTCATACACTACCTGTTTCGCCTGCTCTCTAGCCGCGTAGCATTCACGTAATGCTTGGAGTACAGAATCCAGCGGCATGAAGTCAACCACACCCTTTAGACCGCCTTTTTCCGCAAAAGCTGCCCAAGTATCCACAGGTATCAACTGGTTATTCACACCCTCGCTTAACATCCTTTGTACACCCTGCTGGCTTGCGTCATAGACACCCACGACCTTAACCGCTTCGACTAACATTGCTATCCGGTTGGTTAGCATGTCAATCTCTTCGGCTTGGTCTTGATAAAGGCTGTAATCGGGTATGGGTACTAGGGTTTCAGTGGTTTGGGTAGCAAACAAAGGTTTGGGGCATGGCC